CATATCCTCTGGCGTGTTAGCAATTACCCGTTTCTTTTTAGAACTAAATAGGTTACTAAGACGGCGAGTCGTATTTCTATTTTTTGGTGAGACAAATGGACTTTTAGGAGTAGTATACGCTTTCATAGCAGGTATATCCTCAATTACTCTATCACTAATTCTATCGATGTTTCTTAGTAATCTATCTGCGGTGATCAAAGTGTTGATACCTGTATTTGAATTAAGTAGCATGACCAGCGGTGTCAGTTGTTCGGCAATGATAAAAAATGCTCTTGACTTCCATTGGGTCTCAGTTTCAGTTTTTGCTGCCTTGTGTAATCCTACAGGTGAATTAGGAGAACTTGTTTCCCATAACGTGTCCAAATATTGATTAATAACTTCTGAGTATATTTTTACATTAATCGTATTGATTGTGTTGTTCCTTCTTATAACTTCTAAGAAGAGTGAATCGCGCTTAATACGATTACACTCTGCATGAGCCCAAGAATAATTAGCACGTAAAAACTGGGCTATCTCAGGAGTCATGTTTTTAAGACCTTCAGGAATACCTACTAACATAAAGCCAATCGCAGATGGAAGCAGGTGTTCGCATTGTGCGTATTGTAGTGGATATGTCTTAATATCTTGCTCACCAAAAGGAAGTGAACATAACCAACATGCATCTGTTTGAGGCGGATTTACCATACCTAGGGCATAACATTGCTGTCTTGCCCTTAGCGAAACTTCTAGTAAATCTCCACGAGCAGTATTACGTATATCGGTTAATCGATACTTAACCTTCCCCCATTTTTCATCGAACCCAGCGGGTTTCTCTTCTGTTGAATAACTTTCCTTATAGGTATCGACAAGTTTAACAAAATCTGAGGGACCAAATTTAGTTAAAAATTCTTCCTCCACTTCCATTATCTACTCCTCCGGAATAATGCGAGCAAAATCATATTCAGTTGCCACTAAGGCCTTCTTACGCTTCTCTACGATAAAGGTATTACAATCGGCTGCATTGGGAGTCTTTGTTGAATCAAAGTAATCAGTCAGAAGTGAGTCAAGCTCCTTCTTTGATAGACTCCATGACTTTGAATATGTCTCAGGACGATGGATGCGAATATAGGATCCGTCATCATCAATCTTTAGCTTCTCCACATTAGTAAACTGAGGAATCTTAACAAGATCCGCCATCTCCATTTCCACAATTCGACGTGACTCACGCTTCTCATATACTTGCTTGTTTAGAACTCGGATCTCGTTATCGACATCACGATACTGCTTTACACAGCGCTTCAAATCATTGATTGCTTCGTTGGACATTTTACCTTGAATACTATCTATCATCCAATAACATAATCCGTTTTCAAGATAATGGATGCCGATGAGGTTGAAAATCTACGAAATGTGTATAATGAAGAACATCGGTCAGAAACACCTATTCCCAAAGGAAGTATGACGAAAGTATGGAATGATATACGTAACAGATTACATGAGAAATGTGCTGCCGGAACAACTGAGTGTATAGTAGCTCACATGTTAAAGAAGCAAAAGGCTCCGGCCGAATGGGAAAAGAACCCAGAAGAATGGTTATCGTCGTTGGATATTGATAATGTTGAAAATGAGTTTATGCACGTATTCAAGAAATACAAGTATCTAGGAGCAATACCTATCGATTTTGACAAGCAATCGAAAACAGGTGAGTGCCTTGTCGATTCACTGTGCTCTATTAAAATCAAGGATCTATACGATAAAGGGTATCGTAAGGTAGGGATTGTTTTTAACACGGATGTAAGCACTGGTCCGGGGCAACATTGGATTGCCTTATTCGCAGACATAGACCCAAAATATGAACACGCTCGTATAACATATTTCGACTCATATTCTAAAAAACCAGAACCTGAAATTCAACGTCTTATGCTTCGATGGAAGGAACAATGGGACGCAACAAAAATACATTCGAAGCCAATGGAATTATCATATAACAATACTCGTCATCAATACGAAGACTCTGAGTGTGGAATGTATTGTATATATTTTCATTTCTGCTGTTTGGTAGGTATTCCTATGGAGAAGAGGGTTCCGGATGATGTAGTGCGAAGTTTTAGAGGCGTGCTATATAGTATTGGTAAGAAGTAATGGATTGGATAAAACAAAATATTCCACCTGCTGTTCAGTATGGTATACTAGCCTTGCTGATTGGTGTGATAGCCTATTTTCTTTGGGTCTCATTTACTCCATCGGATTCAAAGGCCATCTCAAAGGCTAAGCCTCTTTTTTCGACGTATTCAAAGGTGACCAAGTTAGCACCTCTCGGATGCCCTCAACCGTCCAACTATAGGTTATGTGATTTCTATGCGGCTTCTTCATCATACTCTGTGTTTCCCGGAGCAGAGGTATATGATTATGTGAGCGACAGTATCCTGCCTTTGGCCATTAAGGCAGGAGTGAGATTAGTGGAGTTAGATATATATTCAGACAACAACGATAAGCCTGTCGTAGGTCTTAAAAATCAGAAACTTGGGATAGACTACGCATACAATACAGTTCCATTCGAAGCCTGTTGTGTCTCTATTATCAACAATGCGTTTAACAGTATTAACTCACCTGTATCAAGCGATCCATTTATGTTGAGTTTGGTATTCCACACTGAAAAGACAAAGACTATTAATGCAGCCGCAGAAATACTGAAGACAACATGTAGGTCACATATGTTGGGTCCTGAGTATAGTTATTCTCGTAAAAATCTCGCAGTAGAGCCGGTGTGTAACCTACAGAATAAGCTGATTATCGTGTCCGGTGGTGGGGGTATGAAGGGAACTCTATTTGAAGAGTTGGTGAACTTATCATGGTCGACATCTCATTTGCGTAGAATGACATACACTCAGGCATCTCAGCCTCACGACCAAGATGAATTGGTTGACTACAATCGCAATAATATTACTATGGTCGTCCCCGATATTGGTGAAGATTTAGTGAATAACAATCCTCAAATTTTGTTCACATTCGGCTGCCAGTGGATTATGATGAACTACGGGTCAATTGATAGCATGATGGAAATCTATATTGGCGAGTTCCAAGAAAATAGTATGGTATTGAAGCCTGCCGCTCTTCGACCTCTCAAACCCAAGAAATACAAGAAACCACAGATGCCTGACCCCGCAGTCTCGTTCCAGCCTATGCAACACACAACCCCGATATACAGTGTTACTGTATAAACGTAGTCGAAGACGGAGTGGTATAAATTCTTTACGTTAAAACAAAATGAGCAAGTGGTTGGCGCATGTAAAGAAGACAATGAAGTCAGAGGCCGGTATGAAGAAGTCCATGGGTAAGAAGTGGTTTTCCCATGTTCTAAAGACGGCGAAGAAGTCATACCACAAGAAGGGTGGTGCGGAAAGCGAGAGCGATGAGGAGAAGCCCGAGATGGGTGGTCGTCGCCACCGAAAGAGCCGTGGTGGAAAGACTCGCCGTCACCGCAAGTAAGTTTGGACTTCTGTAAAAAAATTGAGTATGACTAACATATAAAGACAAATGGGTGGTGGTTTATTACAACTCGTTGCCTATGGCGCACAAGATGCATATCTGTCTGGGAATCCGCAAATCACTTTCTGGAGAGGACTGTTCAAGCGCCACACGAACTTCGCGATGGAGCCATTTCGTGTCAATCTGACCGGTCAGGCAGCGTGGGGGACCAAGCACTCCGCCATCCTAACTCGTTATGCCGATTTGGTGTCATCCGGTTACATTGAGCTGGAGTTAGCCGCTGAGGCTCAGGGTATTGGTCTAATGTATAACAATAATGATCCTAGATCAGGATTTAACCTTATCCAGTATGTTGAATTAGACATTGGAGGTCAAATTATCGATCGTCAGTATGGTGAGTTTATGTATCTATGGTCTCAACTTGCATCCCCTGTAGATATCCGCGATAAGATCAGTAATATGACGTCAGCAAATCTGGCAAACAACGCCAGCTGTGGTCCTTCAGGTCGTCCTTACCGTACTAACTTAACATACATCCCTTTAATGTTCTTCTTCTGCCGTAATCCTGGCGCAGCTCTTCCTCTAATCGCCCTCCAGTACCATGAGGTGAAAATTAACATCCTATGGAACAACATCAAGTTAGTGTATAGTAATCCTCCTGGGGCAGCATTATCTACTGGTCCCGCACAGGCAAATCTTGTTAT